GACATGATTGATCTAGAAGGTCAAGAAAGGAATAATGGAAGGGCTGGAATTATGGCACATGGAGGGGGCTCGGCTAATGGCTGGCCAGGTGCATGGGCACCTAGCCAACCACTCGTCCCTTCTCACGGTTGTCTCCGCCTGAAAAATATTGATCTCCGCGATAAAATTCTTCCGATTTACAAGAAAGGAAAAATCTTCTGTTCCGTTTTTCAAGAAAGTCAGTGACGCGCGAAAGCTGGTTTAATGCTCTCTGCTATGAAGCAGGACTATGGGCCGTCGAAAGATGGCCCTCTCTTGCTTTCTCTCCATGGTTCAAACGACTCATGGAGCATTGTCGCCCAGACTGGACCGAATGGAAGACAAAGATAGTCATGGAAGCCGTTGATAAACAAACGGCTTCTTTAATTGAACAATGGGAAAAAGAAGAAAGAGAAACAAAAGCCAATGCTCTAGCATGGGAAGCTCATAAGCTTTTTCCTGAAGCCAAAGTCACTCCCCTTCCCAATGCAATAGTTCCATCTGTCCTTATTGAAACAGCCCCACCAGCAGACGCTAGCGAGGCTGTAAAGGCATTAGGAGGGGAATTAAGGATTACTTACCAGCTCCCCAATTCAGAAGCGCCCTAAGGCGCTTCCACTTAGCCAGTTCCTTCTCGTAGTAATCTTCCCAGCTAGCGATGGCTTCGCTTAGCCCCTTGATGGCAATGGAAGGATCATCATCAGTGAGAAGCTCCTGAAGAGCGTCTGAAATGTGATCCACTTGCTGCTGATACCATTGATCCTTGAAGGAATCCATGAAAAGAGGGCGTGAGCCCTCAGCTTAGCCTCTATAGCGTCTCAATCCAACCCAGCATGCCAGTTGCTTTAGCATTCCCTGAACTAGTCACTGTTAAGAAAAGCTGATCACTGACACCACTGGCATTCACGCCCAGCGAAAGGCTGAGTCCATCTTGCACGTTAATTGCCACTGATCCTGCGCTGTAATACAAACCAGCATTAACAATAGTTCCACCAGATACAATTGCTCCAGCAGAAGTGGTCTCCACATTCCCCCTTCCATTGTCACTAGCAGCCCAAGTAACGCCAGAAGTGGTGGGATTGCGACGAAGACGCCATTTAATTGTTGTATTGTCTTCTGTTACCAAATCTACTTTCACTGGAATGATTACATTGTCGGTGCGTCCACTTGCCATGCGAATGCCAGCAACAATACGCTCGCCACTAGTATTTGGAATGGAGCCAATAGAAGGACTAATTGTATAAACTTCTCCATACGGTTCGTAGCCTCCTTCGCTCATTACAGTGCTGCAAATGTGCGTCAAAGAGCCGCTAACAACGGCCTCGTTGGCAATGCGATAAGTTTGGGGCAAAACTGCCGAAGTCATATACACTTGCTCAATATTATTTGCATGGAGAAATTCGTGGCAATAGTAATATTCGCCATCAAGAATAAAACCACACCTCACTCGTCCCGCCCCAAGCCATTCCATATCCATGGCAAAAATATTGGCTTTAGAAAAATTAAGCCATGGAGCCGTGTCCATATTCCATTGATCTTGATTAACCACGTTTTCTGTGACACTGCCAGAATATTTGCCCCTTACGACAAACTGTAAAGTGGTGCCACTAGCACGCAAAATAATGCCATTATTATCATCAAATAAACCAATCTCTTGAACTAGGCCACTAGCGGGCGTTGTTCCAGCAAAGCTTTGAATGGACAAAAGCGACTTGCCTGGCTGGTAGGGAAACCTCCGACGAGTGCGCCTCATTACGCTATCACCAGATGCAACAGTGCTCATTAGCACTGAACTTTGGTAAATATTATGTTCAGACGCGCCAGAACCAACAATGGTTTCATTCCAATTTTCAGAACGCTTGTCATATCGCATTACTGAATCAAAAAGCGTATATGGCTCGCTTACGCGCTTCCTTGCAAACGCATCAACTTCTCCACTATCAATGCCCCGTCGAATAATCTGCCCTCGATAATCCGCAGCAATAGCAGTTTCAAACTGTTCTCCGCCCCTAATAACTTGTCCCATGGTAATAATGCCTTTCTTTTATTGTATGCGCAAAAAGAAAGGGCCTTTCGGCCCTTTGCTTATTTACCTTGCCCAATTTTTAGCTTGCGTCCGTGGCTGGCTTTGCTGTTTTTGCCATTACCCTGCCTCGTGCGTTTGCTTTTGTTTGGCACAATGAGCTTTTGCCCACTAATACCAATCTTTGATTTTGCCGCCATTAACCGCCTTCCAAGAAAAATGAAATCCCTCCAATACTAATGGGAATGAGGGTGTCTGGAGAGATGCCGCTGCCTAATACTACGCTTCCCCTATCGACAAACTGCTCTACAGTCAGCCCTTGAGCAAAATTGACAGTGCTAGTGGTGAGACGAAAATTACCTTCTTGGTATTCATGCGTGAAGAGGGCGTCAGACGATGGCGAAGGAGTGGTGCCACTTTGAAGAATGGAGACAGCGCTAATCCTGCCAATGTTTGTCCATTCTCCCGTGATGGTATCGCCCGTGCGATCCACATATAAAGAAAGATCAATGCCGCTGACTGTTGCGCTAATGCTATTGATTTGCTGCTGAAAATTACTCGTAGATCCAGCAATGCGTTGCACATCCACATTGCTCACGCCTGCGCTTGCAAACAGCCCGCGTATGCGATTGTAATCAGCAGTGGCCAAGCCAAGATTTGTCCTTGCCTGAATAGGATCAGGAAGGTCGGAAAGATTATTCGTGCGGACTAAGCCTCTAGTCATTCAGCAATTTCCTGCTCGGGCGGAGCATAGTCGGGAACAATAAGAAAAGTGGAAAGACCAAAATTTTGCACAAGCTGATAAAGCTGAGCCTTGTCATCTTCCAACAAATCAAGATCTTGATCAAGCGAGGCAAAGCAAGCATTGATGCCTGCAATATGCGGACGACCTGCTCGGGCATCAGCCAAGAAAGCAATTAGCTCCGTACAGGCAACATTGGCCTGCAGGCTTGTTGCAGCAGCGGCGCGAGCTTTTTGGTAGGCAGTGCTGCCCATAAGAGCTTCGCTGAAGCCCGTCCAATCAGCCCTGTTTAGAAGGCGCATATATTCACGCTGCGCTAGTTGCTCTTCGGAAAGCGTGATGATTGCCCACTCATTGCCTATCCACTGCACTTCTTGAAAACGAGCATCGTATTTTGGAGGGGCAATGGGGCCAGAATAACCAAGGGCAAACAGGCTTTCCAAGCTTGCGCCTTGCAAAGGAAGAGGCAATGGCGCAGGAATGCCATTGTGATAAGAAAAAAGCTGCATTGCCTTATAGTTTTGTCTTCATTCTAGACTTCAATGTGCGTCTAGCGAATGCCACAGGAAATCGCTGAAACAGTATTCTTGGCCGCGTTAGTTTTGTCCGCTATTTCTTGATGAGAATACTTGCGCAAGGCTAGCAAGCGTTTGATTTCCTTGATTTGTTCTTCCGTGTGCTTACAGCGCCCATTTTTAATTCCTTTGCTCTTCCATTGTGCTTGCTATTAAAGCGTTATTTTAGCATGCGCGAGCCAACAGAAGCGACTACCTTGACAAAAGCGAACCAGTGGTAATGATAGTATTGCTAGGGTCAGAGCCCACACCGAAATCCCAAGGGCCACAGCGGGTCCCAAAATTGGAATGGCCGCCGACAACCCGCACCCGCCAGCCCGTTCCATTTGTTCCAAAATTTCGATCAGTCGTATAAGACGATGCGGTGCCACCGTCTTGAGAAACAAAGAAAATACCCGCTTGATCATTGAAGCCACCGCCATACGCTTCAGTTGTTGTCTTGCTAAACGCAACAAACTGGTAATTGGTTGCAGTGGAATCAGCAAAACGATCTTGATTCAAGGCAACATAGTTCAGCGCCCCAACAGTACTATTACTCGTTACACCATTGACATTAACGCCATGCACCCATCGTGCAGTACCCGCATAGTAATGCTCTAGTCCGCGCCATTGCATGGCAGCACGATCGTCACTTCCAGCCGTAGAGTTGCGGCCATCAGTCGTATTGTTGAAAGTGCGATTTCCTTTGTCGTTCAAAATGCCAAGCGGGTAGTCGCGATAGCCCGCGAGCGCGTTGTAATTATCACGGCCACGCCCAATGCCAACAGTAGGATCTTGGATAAAGAAATTTCTATATTCCATCACTGTCAGCAATTGACAGGCATTCCACAGCGCATAGTCGCCATTGGCCCAGCCAGAAGCAATGGCACGAGCCCTTGTCAAGCCAGTGGCTCTCGTATGCTCTGTATAAACGCCAGAAGCCGTGATGCTTTGAAGCTTCGTGCCGTCAGTGGTGGCTTGATAAGCAGCAATGTAGCGATAGCGAATGGCGCTATTGGCATCAAAGCCGCTAATAGTGGTGGACGTGCCGCTGCTTGTGTAATAGCCAAAGGCACTGCCATCCCAAACTCTCGTCACGCCACTGGCGTCGCGCAAAGTGGTATAGGGCGATGGTTCAAAAACCGTGGGCGTCGTGCCGTCAATGTAGACAGTGCATTCTGCATCAGTGTCTCCACTAGCCCAGAATGCGGGATGCCTAATCCATTTTGTCTTTTCGCCTGCTCCAAGCAAGTCATATTCCTGCTTCCTCAGCACGTAATACACGCGCAATGGATCAAGAGCAGAAGTGCCCGATGGGGAAAGAAGCTTGTATTCGCCATTGACATCCGCCCCAGCCACGTTCTTCCAGCTCAGGCCATCAGTCCAATCAATGCGCACAAAGAACTCTGGCACTTCCACCATTACATTGCCACTAGCGGCAGTATCAATGATGCCGCTGCTAGAAACAGTGCCGCTTGCAGGGGCAGTGCCGCTAACAGTGGGCACAATGCATTCCCACACGCCACCAGCATGCGTCACGCGATCACGGAAGGCATAGACGGTGCCACTAGCCCAAGCGCTTAGCCCTTTGCGAATGTAATTATTAGTGGTGCCATTGCCCGCTTTATTTTCCCCTTCGTAGATCTTCAGCCATTCACCAGCCAGGAAATTACTATCTTCCCCGTCGAGATAGTAATTGACATAGCCCGAGGCATTAAGGCCCACGCGCCTCATGCCGCTCTGAATGCGCAAATCTGGCTGAGTTGTGTAGCCAGCCCCTGCAGTGGCGGGGCCAGCAAGTTGCGCAACATTTAGCGTGTTGCGATATTCATAATAAGTGTCGTTCGTCTGGTTCCAAATAAAAGGCGTGGTGTCCACCATAATATCGGTGTAGAACGCCGCGCTCCCCACATTTAGGAACGCCGACAATCCACTCACTGTTACTTTTTTATTGGGCGTACTAATGTCTCCTGGAGTTTGAATGACAAAAGCATCTTCAGGCGTCAAAGAAGTGCCCACATCAGAAAGCTGAGAAATTTTAGTCATCGTTTAACCAAGGACAATGGTTACACCACCTTCTGTTTCCAAAGGTTGCTCGTTTTCTAATTCTACACTTTGAGAGCGATCTGGGTCGTATACGAAATCAAACCGCCAAGCGAAATATTCCTCAAGGCTTCTTAATTCCTTGCCCGTAAGCACCGTATCGAACAAAGCTATGGAAAATATGGCTCCATTGAAAAAGCCCGCTGCACCATTAGCATTGGCGCCAATCACATAAGTGTCGCCTGGAGCATAAGTGATTTGCTGAACAAATTGATTGCTGCGTATTGCCGTTTCAAGACTATTTACTCGCAATGATAAGCCCAATGCTTGGCTTGCTCTTACTGTAAAAACATAAGTGCCATTGGCGGGCATCGGGGATGGAAAGCCCGTTTGAACAGTGCTTGTGAAAGTTCCTAAAGAGCCGCTCGTTCCGCCAGTCCTCCATCGCACCGCCGTATTGTTCAGCGTGCTAAATAAGTTGTAGTCGGCGTCGCCTCGCGCATTTGGCTCGCCCAAGGCAGCAACGACAATAAGAGTGGCAGCAGAAGGAAATAGTGTTCCTAAATTGCCAAGCGTGAGGAAATCATTTGTCCCATCAAAAACCACGCCTGGCTTGCCATTACGCAAATTCAGCGTGCGCGTGGGACGATTCACCGCTGTTAGCTGGGCCGCAGTCGCTCTCTCCAGCACGTCTCTCCATTGCTCTACCTCTCCGCCAGTGCCTTGAATGAAAGAGCTAAATTCAGCATCTAGCCATACTTTATTGCTAGAAAAAGACGATGGAGGAGCAAGATATAAGGGCGTCTTTTTGACAGTGCTTGTAGAGTCCTCCGTGAGGCTTAGATATTGCTTATAGCGAACGAAATAATCGTTCCATGCTGGAGCTAAGCCATTGAAGCTCAAGCCGCTGACAGTGGTCGTATCAGCAAAGACTGGGCCTAGTTTATATTCTGCGCCCGAGGCAAAGCCGCTTGCATTGGCGGGAGAAAAGAATGAAGCCGTAGAAGGGCCATAAATAGCATTAGCGGCATCATAATAGGGCCTGTCATTATTAATGCCACTAGCAAGAATGGAGCCCGTAAAGACATCTCCAAAGCGGGAAGCTTTGTTAAGCAATGGAGGAAGAAGGGC